TCTTTACCTTCTTACCGTTCACTGTTTCCTCACCCATGATAGCTGAGTGATTAATACGTAAACGTGCAAGTGTGCTTGCCTGTGACTTTTGATTGTTGTCAACAGACATACCCATTGCTTCTGCCATTGCGTTGAAGTTACCAGTGTTAATTGTTGCTACTTGATTCATTATCAATCTCCTTTTCTGTTTGCGAGTCTATAGTTATATCACGACACATCTTTTGTGTCAAGCCAATTTGGACCAATCTTTGCTTCCAATAAAAGTGGTACATTGAAATCTAGTTTCCACTTCTTATTGACGATAGCAAGCAGTCGGTCATTGGCTGCATGAATAATCCGTAATACTTTATCCTTTTCGTTGGGATGCACGTCAATCACGATGGAGTCGTGTACGGTATTGACGATGCATGATTGCATTTGATTAGCCCCTAATAGCTTGTCAATGTATATCAGGGATATAGGTACAATGTCAGCAGTGGCAAACGATTGCACAGGAAAGTTTTTTATCTGTGTGAAAAATGTCACAGTACCATTTGCACGGCGTGTCACATCAGGGAAAGAGAACTCACGACCAGATGGTGTCTTGATCTTACCCGTAGCTAGTGCCTCACGTGCAAGCTCCTTGTGCCACTTGCCTATACCTGAGTACTTCTTAGTGAACTGCTCGTAATACGCAGCCTCTGCGGGTGTACGACCAAACCCACTGGCACCATACAACGGAGCAAATGTATGTGCCTTGGCCTCTTGGCGTGACATGTTTTGTCCTGCATCAGTGATAACCTGTGCAGTGTACGAGTGTACGTCAAAGCCTGTGGTCACCTCGTCAATGGCAGTCTTGTCCTGTGATAGGAACGCAGCCACACGAAATTCTAACTGGGCAAAGTCGGCTTCCATAATCTCACCGCCATCCCAACGTGACTTGAACACACGTTTCACAGGGAATGTACCACCACGTGGCATGTTCTGCATGTTAGGATCGGCACCAGACAAACGTCCAGTGGCAGTGCGATGCTGTAGTAAACGTACATGAAGCTTACCGTCCTGTTTTACGTGAGTTGATATACCTTCCACAAAGCTTGATAAATATGTATCAACGGCAGACAAACGGCGTACTCGTTGTAAGAACAACACTGCGTTCTGCATATCACGTTGTCTAGCCACACCTTCAAGGTACTCAAGCTTATCCTTGCTTGTGGCGAAACCGTTAGCTGATGTCCATTTTGCTGTAGGTGCATTGAACCTTAATCCTGCAACTGTGCTACGTATATCCATGAAGATATATCCTGTAGCATTACATGTTGTACATTTGTTTGGTCTTGCATATCGTGTACCATCCTTTCTTGTTTTATACGTATGCCCTGTACCATTGCAGGTACTGCACTGTTTAGCCTTTTGTTTGTACAACGTTTCACTGTTCTGACGTACAGTGCTGCGATACTCTGTGTCAGACATACGAAAGTCATCAAACAAATCTGCCCATACCTTCTTGTCCTTTGGTTTCTTGCTGTAGATAACCCAAGACAATTGCTCTGGACTGTTCAAGTTGATGGGTCTGTCTCCCATCAGTTCACGTACCTGTTCCTCAAGGTCAGCAACCAACTGGTCACGTTCCTGTTGGAACTCTTTACGTACATCTTCAAGTGCTTCCATATCAACAGTGAACCCACGTTGGTATATCTTTGCGAGGTGTACAGCTAACTGGTTGGTCAGGTTGACCGTTGCTGCCAGTGAACTGCATTCCTCGTATGATGTCTGCAAACGCAGGTACAACTGCTGAGTGGCATGTAAGTCGTGGGAAAGGTACTCTGACAACTCTGCATGTGGAATGTCACGTACAGAGTAACCCTGCTTGAAGTACTCCTTCAGGGTATCCTGCTTCTTTGTGTCAAGGTTGTACCGTTCAGCACAAGCCTCAAGAGATAGGGGTTCCTTCTGCCCACGTTGCAGCACGTACTCACCTAACATGGTATCAAAGATTGCACCTTCATAGGTGAACCCAGACTCCCACAACCATATCAAGTCGTGTGCTGCATTGTGCATAATTAGAAGGGCGGTTTCATCCAATGCTTTCTGGACAATGTACCGCCCCTCTGGTGTGGGTTGATGCTCAGAGTGATCAAAAGTAATAATGCTTTCGTTTCCAAGATCATCTAGCATACCCACTTGTACTAGTGTATTCTCTGGTTCAAACGGATCAAGGTGTAGCTTGCCGTTGCGTTTCACCACAGTGTTTTCTACGTCAAGAGTGAGGTGTTGCATTTAGTCAATGTCTCCTTCGTGCCAATAATCCCAATCATCAAATACCTCATTGCCATATAGCTTGTCAAGGTTATTGTTGAACTCTTTATCATCGGCATAGTTTTTTATTGCTTCCAGTGCTTCAGTCAGTGTCAGGTTCTGGCGTTTCATCTCTGCCACTAGGGATATGGCATCACTTTCATCTCTGTTCATGTTATGTAACTCCTTTTCTCTGGCACGGTTTCTTTCTTCATGTGTCATTGGACGTATCTTTTTCATCGTTTACTCCAAACTCGTACTCTGTTAGTTCATCTTTCTCGTACTTGATGTGATCCTCAATGAAGTCATACACTAATTGCATGTCCATCTTAGCTGCTGCACAGTATAACACTAGCTTCAATCCTTCCTCTGCCAGTAACCCACGAGCATGTGCATCCATTTGAAACTGATATGTTGCACTGCCATCCTCGTGTTCCTCTACTTGTTCTACACCTAGTATTCCTACATCTTCTGCATACGATTTACTTTGTGGCGTAATTTCATCTGATTTACGCCCTGACGTAAAAACAGGTCTAGTGTCATCTTTATCCATCATTCTTCCTCTATACAAAAACCACAGAACTCACCCTTGGATGGGTTACCACATGACACACATGTTCTCCATGAGTCTTTCATTAGTGCCTTCCAACTCTCAGGGTACAGCTTCTCCATGTATTCATCTACCTGCATTGCCACTTCACGTGACTCTTGCTGTGTGTCCTGTTGCATACGTAGCTGACACATTTTGGCGAATGCATACACAGTACCAGACCAGTACCATTCTGTCATCATAGACTGTGGCAATACCATACGTGCCATCTCTGGTGCTACACCATCTTTTAATAGTTGTTGGTAGTGCCACATACATGCATTATAAGCATGATATGGAGTAGCAGTTGTCTCAATAACACCCTCACTGCCTTGCTTCTTGTCTTCACTACGTCCACGCCATTCATCAGGCTGATAGAACTCAGGCTCTTCATCCACATACCTACGGCTGATTTCATTCCACGGCATGTACTCATGCTTCACAAGCTGACGTGCCACAAACACAGGTGCCTTAACGTGAAACGTGGCAAACGTGTGATTGAACGGTGACTTGTGATTGTGCTTGGCAAGGTAACGTATTAGCTTGGCGTCTTGGGGCTTCAGTACATGCTCCATAGGCATACCACCCCATTTACTTTTCTTACCAAAGCTGACACGTGCAGCATTTACTACTGATAGATCACTACCCATGTGATCAATATATGTTACTTCCATTTATTTACCTCACTAATTGCTATCCATGCGAACCCACCAATGATGAGTACTAGTATCATTACTGCTATCATTACTTCACTCATACCTGATACCTCGCAGTTTTGTATTCCAGATCACAGTGTACAACACCATGCCATCCAGATAGTTTGTTCTTCACAACATTCAAGTGACGTTGTGTGTCTTCTTCCTCTTGCCCATCAACTACAGGGTTCTTGGCAATCAATACCATAAGGTCAGCCTCTGCTGCCTTACCTGTACGTGAACCTTCCATCATGCTCTGGTTCAGTAGCACCTTGCCCTCTGCATCAGCAGATAGCTGAGACATGTAGAAGATCGCACAGTTGTGTGCCTTGGCAATCTGACGGGCATAGATAGCATTAGCTTTCAATGCTTCGTCTGGACGTGCATAGCCACCAGTACGGGCAAACTTGTCACCCATGTCAAGGATAACGATGTCAGGCTTGTATGACTTGCATACTGACTCCACCCATGACATGTCACGATCACTAGCATCCTTGATCTTGATGTTATCCTTGACCACAGAGTACAGGTCACGAGCACGGGCAGGGTTATCCTTCACCTCTTGCATCGTCATACCTGTGGCGGCAGTCAAGTACCGTGCACCAACACGGTGTGATGCTTCCTCGTTACACAGGATCACACACTTGGCACCCTGATGTGCAAACCCATTCGGTGCTGCAATCAGTGATGCATGAAAGGATGTCTTGCCTGTGTTAGGACGTGCACCTACTTCAATCAAGTGACCTGCATTCACGCCCTCTACCTTACGTGTCAGTGTAGGTATGTTGAATGTCCACTGGGATTCCAGATCATTCTTTTCAAGCAGTGTATCAATGTCAATGTCATCCCATTCAATACGTAGGTCAGGTGTGAAGTCATCTGAATAACGTTCCAGTATGTCACGTAATGGTTCAAGGCTACCCTTGGTGCCATTCACATAGTCAAAGCCAAGGTTGGCAATGTCTTCACCCACGACCTGTTGAAACAGCTTCGACAACACTTCTTGTGCTACGTCACCACCCATAGGTGACTCTTTCTTGATCTGATGAAACAGAGAACTGTAAGCTGATTTCTGTGCCGTAGTCATGGTAGGATTGTTTGACATAAACAATGCCTCAATCTCGTCAGGTGTTACGGTACGTTCGTAACGATCCATAGCTTTGTCAATTGACTGCTTGATCTTGCGTACATCTTTGCTGAACAGTCGATCAGGACACTTGGCTCCACGATGATCGTCGTAGAACTCCTTGTCCATCAAGCTTCTTATCAGTGATAATTCCATTGTGTTTCTCCTAAGTGTTGTAAGTTTTCAAAGTCGGTAGGGTTACGGTATTTTAGGTCATCTGTCAAACGTAATACTTTCACGTTGTCTACATAACCACGTAGCTCTTTAGCAAATTGTAGTGTCTTTGGTAATGCATCGGGGTCAAGTGCAATGATAACCGTTGTGAACCGTGATAAGTACTGCTTATGTGCCTCAGAGAGTGACGTGCCCAACACTGCTACCCCGACATACACGCCACTCTCCGAGCATCCAGAACTGCCTGTCGCACCCACAATAGCTGCACTCACACAGTCCTCAACGACTACCCCTGTTTTACCATAGCCATACGCATAGGGCAAGGGGTTTTTTCCATATCTTTTCCACTTCGGTAACTTTTTTCCTAGTGCTCTGCCAGTGGCATCCACCATGATGTTGTTGTGTACCACAGGAAATACGACACGGTGTTCACGAACATCATACAAAAGACCTAGTGATATGGGATCAATGTCCCAATCAATACAGAACTCAGTCACTGCGTCCAAGTCACGTACAATCCATTCAGGTTTCTGGAATGTGACTGCCTCTGTTTCGTCAACTACAGAGCCTAATGACTTACGAATGTCATCACTGGTAAGGTGGGTACGTGTGCCACCAGACACACGGCACCCTGCCTTGTAACAGTTCCATACAAGCTGACCCATGTTATTGGTAGCTGTAAACGTTTTAATGCCACCACATACTGGGCAGTTAGTACGTTTAGTCTCACCATTAACTAGGTGCATATCACTTACATGTTCTTTTATATTCATCATGTATCACTTTCTGTGTTGTTCGTTTCACTCAAGCATACAGACATGTCTCTCTGTGTCAAGGCACTATTTGCACTTTCGTAAGTATGCTTCATGTATGGTTTCACAGATGCAACATGTGTATGCCCTGTCACTGCCATGATTTGGGGCAAAGGTACACCCTTATCAACCATCTGTGTTACACCAGTACGACGAATGTCCATTAGACGTAGCTCATCGGATAGCTTTGCTAGTCTCATGATGTTCCGTCCAACCTTGGACAGTCTCTCCATAGCATATGGTTGGAACCTACCGTCACGTGGTTGTGGGTGCGGTGCAACCCATTCTTGAAAACCAAAGTCAGCTTTCTGTTCTAGCAGCATGGCATTCAGGTTGTCACTGATAGGCAGGAACACCTCTGACCTACGCTTGCTCTGCTCCAACGTTAGTTGTTGCTTCTTCAGGTCAAGGTTATCCCAACGCAGCATACGCATGTCACCCAATCGTTGACACCACTCGTATGCCATGTGCACAATCAGTCCTAGATTGCGGTACTGAAAATCAGAGTATGCCACGTCAAGAAATTTGTTCACCTCACCATGTGTCCATATAACTTTACGCTGCTTCTGCTGCTTACGTTTGATCTTGGCAAAAGGATTTTGCTCTGCGTGTTCCATCTGAATGGCGTAGTTGTATACTCTACTCGCACACGTTGCCGCATGGTTAGCAAAGCTGATCCCACGTTCAACCCATTTCTCGTATGCTTGCTTTGCAACTTTAGGTGTAACCTCTCTGTACTTACGACACCCAATTGTTTGGTGTACCACTGTCAAGAAGTACCTGTAATCTACTTTAGTAGAGTCACGTAACATCTTGAAATCATTAGATAAATAATAAAAGTTAATAAGGTCTGTGACCTTGCTGCTTGGCTTCAGCTTCACAACTTTTGATTGTTCTTCACGGTATGCGTCAATGTCTCTGTTGTACTCACGTGCAATCTGTCTTGCAACTTTTGGATCGTCACCTAGTTCTTCACGTTCTACTACTCCCTCATTCACCAATGCTTGCGGTGGATTGAAACGATACGAGATGTCACCCGAAGGTGACACTCGCTGTTGTACATATCGTGGTAAGGTTCTCATGTGTTATGCAGCCTCCAATGTAATGAACCGATCATCAGATACCCACTTGGATACCTCTTGCTCACGAGTGAACATGCTGATTGCCTGTGTATCGTGGCCTGTGTTACGTAGGTTAAACCCATTACGTTCATCAGCATACGATGCATAGTTTGTGAACGCAGAGTACAATGCCCACTTGTTATGACCACGTTGCGATGCCTCATGGCAATACAACTGATACATTTTCTCAGCCTTACGGCGTGATGAAATCATTTCCTCAAGCAATGACTGTACGTTGACATACTTCAAATCAGTCTCAGCCCACACTTGCATCTTTGCAGTTTCTTCGTAGAAGTCACGGCGTGAACGGTTCAGTTCATAAATGAAACTGTCCAAGCTGAAGTTGGCAGTGTTCTTTTTACGCACCTTGTCATACTCGCCACGGATCATACCATTGGTGCAGAAGAAATCAATCTGACCAAAGTACACTTGGTTGCTGCATGAACCATCAATACCATGTAATGATATGATACGATTTCCCAACGTAGTTGTGTGCTTGTCTGTGCTAATCTCTACCTGCATGTCAGGTAGTGTGATGTCAAGCATAGTCCATGCGCCATTACGTGCAGTACGCCATTTGTACTTGGCATTCATGGTGTCAGATGGCTCTAGGTTTTCTGTCAAGGTGTCCATGACACCACGGTAAAAGTCACCATGTGATGCACATGTAAACCCATTACCCACAATACCTAAGTATTTCCCTGTCTCACCATTGATGACATACTTCTTGTCATCAACTTTAGTTGGTTCAAACTCTACGTCAAAGTCTAGGTGTGTTGGAATATCAAACGGCATTACTTGTCTCCTTCTAATTGTGTACGAATGTCTGCCAATAGTTCTTTGAGTTTTTTGTTGTTTGCCATACGTGTGTTAGGCAGTATTTCTTCACACATTTTTAGCAAACGTAGTTCAAGTTCTCTTGTCATTCAGTCTCCTTCAGTTGTTTGTGTGGCAACTGTGCCATAGTTGTATAAGTATGTCAACATCTATTTGTAAAAGATGTGTGATCCATGT